TCGGTCGTGTGCGTGTTGAATACCCCGATGACCGTGATTGAATTGCTCCCGTCATACATGAACAGGCTGTCGGTTATCAAATCCTTTACAATCGCACTGATCTGTTCCTCCACGCCCGACGACGGCTGGCGGTTAGTTACTCCAGTTCCCATAAGCTGAGCGACTGCGTCGCCGATTGCCATAATTGCCTCCTAGTGTCCGAATAGCCGAATCAACGCAAAGTCCGCCGCCGCCTTGGAAACGATCCCGGTTACTGCCAGGGTGATCGTTCCATCGCCGTTCGTGATGGTAATATTACTGCCCGCGGTCAAGGTGCCGATGGCAGGCCCAGACGAGCCTCCTATAACGAGTTGACCAGAGGATGTCATAGCGGCGGCGGCGACGGTGTCCGTCCCGGAGTCCTGGGTTATTAGGACCGCCTTGTCCGCCAGCGAGCTGGCATTAGTTCCGCCATTAGCGACAGGCAATACCGCGGACACGCCCGTCGTAAGGTCGACTTCGTTCCAGGCCGGATTGTTATTCGTCCCCGTATTTGCCAGATACTGTGTCGATGTCGTGCTCTTAGCAAGCCGGGCCGGAGCATTGGCTCCGGTGGCATATAGAATATCACCTTGAGCGCTAAATATGGCCGGCGCCGTTTGGAGTTGGTTGTCCCGGATATAGGTATTCAAATCTGCGGCGGTGACAATTCTGCCGCTGGCCCAGGTCAAAGGACTGGTGAATGCCAATGGTGCGCCTCCTGTTTTTTAGTAAGCCAGCCGGGTTGCCGTATCTAATGCCGAGGTATTCAACACCCAGCAATCGGAGAACTGCCCGGCGTCCGACAATAGATACGTCACCCGGTGCATCCGGTTCGCGGCGATCTGGTGGCTGATCCCCTCAATAAAAAATTCCTGATTGATGGAAAGGTCGGCGGTATTAGCGGCGACCACGGTGACGCGCTCGGATATGTCCCGGTCAAGCATCTCATTTAGAGCGTTAGTGTCCCGGTTCGCCCAGTATGATAATTTCAAAACCGCGGTCGGGTCCTTGTAGAGTCCGACGTTGAAATTCGCCCAGTCCAGGGCCTCCCCGCTATCAGGGATGAAAGGAGTCGCGCTGGGCCATGTCCGCTTGCCGAAGTCGGACTGGCTGGTCGCATCCTCGACGCTGATCGTGATCGGGTCGTCCGCCGTGATGCCGGTCCCACGCGCCTGGAGCTTCGTGATAAACGCCGAGACTGTCCCGTTATTTGTCAGTGTAATCTCCATGGTCTCCGAAGATTTGGAGACCGCAATTCCAACGTCTGAGGTCACATTAGTCCCGGAGCCATCGGCGGCGGCGTTGGCAGTCATATCGGTCGTCGATGCCGTGGTCGTCCACGCATTGACTCCGACGGCGTTGTTGGCCGAGCCTCTGGTCGGATAGCGGGCGGTATATGTCCGGGACTCGCCCACCGGGATCGACGGAGAATTAGCCCCGGACTCGGAAAGCGTCCAGAGTACCGCCGCACTTCCGGCAGTGGTGTATGTCTGGACTTCTGTGGAGAATATGTTAAATATATGTGGGAGGCTATCATCCTGGGTCAGACCGGAATATACCCTCGCGGCGCCGGAGGCGTCGCTGTAGGTCGCTTGGCTGGTCAGCTCATCGCCCGACAGTCGGTGGTGGCGGTTATCAAAAATGATCTTGCCATCTTTGCCTTCCCGGATAAAACCGCCCTCGGTCGCCTCGACCTCCTGAAGCGCCTGGACCGCGTAGGTTTTGCTTTTCCAGTACCGGGTAATAGTCGTCAAGCCCGTGTCCAAAGTTCGGTATGTGCTGCCACTCCCCCAGCCGGCGGCGTCGAGGATGTCGTCCACGACCTGGTCCGTCCGCTGAGCTGTCACCATCGGAACCTCGATTTGGTCAAGGTTTATCTGGCCGAGCGGCCCGGTAGCTTCAAGAATGGCGGTCGCATCACCGCCGAGGAAAACTTGCGGCGTGATCCGAGTTAAGTATCCCTCCCATATAGGCTGGTTGGTCTGAGTCGCCGACGTTCCCAGGAGTCGGACGGGCCGACCTGGGAGGATGAACCCGTAGATGGGGCTGCTGGAATTAAACTGATTATATTCACCTTCCCGATTATCCAGCACGACGCGCATCGTCCCGGCTTTGCTATTGCCGGTTAGCTGGCTGGCCCGGTCTCGACCGAAGGAGCAACTGATCGACCGGATGCGCTCACTAGCAACGACAAAGGCCGCGCCGTCCGCCCAGGTCACAGGAAAGGTTATCGGGAACGCCGCGGAATCCCATCCGTCAGTCCCCCACCAGTTCACCTGAAGTTTGTAGGTTGCTACGACCATTTATTCCCGCGCCGGGAGTTCCGCCGGCCATTTGGCTTTTAGTTGTGCCGGCGTCGTGACTCCGGTGGTGATATTAAACGTCGCCGGGATGTCCCGGAGAGTCTGCTTCTTGGCCTTGATTGCAGCCTGTGCATCTGCATCCCCTGCCTCGACTGCACGCATGAACGTGACGTCCTCTTTGACAAGTTCCTCGTTTCTAACCCGGCGAATCTCTGCCAGGTGGATTGCTCTGGCTTTGGTCATGTTCACGTTAATCGGCATTAATCGCTCCATTCCCAGGCGTTCCGAAAATAGGTATCTGTGGGCAGGTCGGTGTCCTCACATTCGCCGATTAACGCCATCGCACGATGCCCAGCAATCCCGGCGGCGATGGCGTCACGGGTATGGACGGCCGGGTCGAAAGGCGTCGTCAAATCTGAGGTGCGGCTGAGTTCGAACAAGGTTTTCGTCAGTTTATTCCCATCGGCATCGTCGCCTATAATCTCAGTGATGCATAGCGTATCTTCTGCGGAGATTGTCAAATATCGCTTAGCCATTACTGCGCCCCAAAACCTGCGATACACTCATATGTTGAAGCTGCCGCCCCGCTTCCGTCGCCGCTAAGAACTCGCAAACTACCCGCCGCCATCGTTTCAACCCGAATGTCTGAACCTGTACCGGCAGTCCGCGCTGCCATAGTAGCGCACCAATTCGCGCTGCTGAAATCCGTCGTGATAGTCACCGTGTGGTCGCCAGTCCCTGGATTAGATACTGAATCTACGTTAAAGCTCGCATTGACCGTTGTTCCGCCGCCGTCATATTTTACCCAAAATTTGGCCAGGGCCAGAACATCAACGGCGCTTGTCTTAAACTGCGGAGCGGCTCCGGCTCCGTTACTCGTCAGGACTTGATTTGCGCTCCCTACAGCTACGGTTGCAATCACGCCCGACGCGTTCCATGTTATGAGCTCGCCGTCCGTCCCGTCGGCGAGTTTGGCAATGGCGAGCGCTTTATCAGCAATGGCAGTCGCGTTGCCGGTGGACGTTACCACGCCGGTTAGGTTGGCGTTGGTCGTGACGTTTCCAGCGGTTAGACTTGACGCAGTCCCGGATACGTTGGTCATAACTCCCGATGCCGGAGTCCCAAGCGCCGGCGTCACCAGCGTCGGGCTGGTAGCAAATACCGCGGCGCCGGAGCCGGTCTCATCGGTCAGGGCCGAGCGGAGGTTAGCGCTGGATGGAGTTCCCATGAAAGTCGCCACGCCGGAGCCAAGGCTTGTTATTCCTGTGCCACCGTTAGCGACGGGCAATGTTCCGGTCACCGCCGAGGCCAGCGGTATTTGCGCCCACGCCGGGTTGTTGCTCGTTCCCGTGTTTGTCAAAACGTGGGTCGTTGTCCCACTCTTAGCCAAACGGCTCAGGATCGTTGAGCTGGAAGCGTAAAGTATATCGCCCTGAGCTTGGGAGTCGAAGATATGCCCAGTCCCGTCGGTCGTGATGTATTCCGCCTGGGTCATCGTGGCGCCGGGGTCTTTATGCTGAAATTCGTTAGCCATTATCCTCCTATGCTCTCGCCAGTACGCCGGAGAAGCCGCCGCCAAGGACGGCGTCCCGGATTACTGATGTTACTTTCTGCTCGAAGTCGTCCATGCCGTTCACGTCGCCATTTATGACTAGGTTGATTGTCATTCCGGCGCCGCCGCCACGCCCCAGCGGGACGACCGCCTCCGGGCCAGACTCCCCGATCATTGCCAAAGTGGGCCGGGTGACGATGCCGCCGCGGGCCAGCGTTGGAATTTCTGGAATCTGCGGCATCCCCAGCGTGAAGCCGCCAACCCGTCCGACCAATGGAATATTTACGCTCGGCACGCTGATTTTTATTGAGTTAATGCCTCGAATAAACTTATTGATGGCTCCGACTACGACGTTAATCCCGCCCTTGATGCCGGACACCATGCCGTCCCAAATGCCAACGATGCGGCCCTTGAGGTTTTCAAATATCCCGATGAGCGCGTCCGAAACCGTCCGAAATGTGGACTTGATCCCGTCCCAAATCTCGTCCCAGTTATTCTTGAGGAATAGAATGGCTTTGATTAGCGGTCCAGCCGGGAGCAGCCAGGCAAATTTGGAGGTATATAGCGACTGGATCGTCCGGGATACTACGCCAAAAACATCCTTGATTTTATTAAAGGATGTGACGAATGTTTCCTTCAAAAATAGGATGATCTTGTCCCAATTCTTATAAATGATGATGGCCGCGACAATGGCCGCGGTGATCCCCAATACGATGGCCGTGATCGGGAGCATCGACAGACTGAGCGCCCCGAAAGCCCCGGACAATATCCCGATGGACGCCGCGAGAGTTGGCAGCATCAAGAGGATCGGCCCCAGGACGAGCGCCAGACCTCCCAGCACGCCGACAACGATGAATAATACTTTACTGAGTTGTGGATGCTCGGAAGAAAACGCGATCAACTTGGTTGTGACTTGTTCCAAAACGGTCGCCAGGACGGTCAGGGCCGGGAGTAATGCCTTGCCGAATTCTTGCTGTAGGTCGCCCACCCGGTTTTTGAGCTGAACCATCGGGTCCGCCGCTGCTTCTGCTTGACCGCCGAATTTCCCCATTATGGCCGCGATGACCTCGGTCGAGGTTGCGCCCTTCTCCACCTCGATGCCGTACCGCTTGAGCGCGGAGGTTTCGCCGCTGATGGCCCGAGCCACCAATGTCGAGGCGGCGCCCAGGTCCATGCCTTTCCCGGCTGCGAGGTCGAGGACCGCCGGCAATGCCGCCATCGCAGACTCGTAATCCCCGGAGACCGAGATCAAGCCCATCAACGCGTCCCGTTGTGCCTCATCTCCGAAGTTCGTCTTGTTCTGCTGGGCGGCGATAACCCGCTCGATGGCGGCGGCCTGTGAGTCGTAGGATGTCCCGACGTTTTTAAGGGCCACATCCAACTGAGCGATCCCGATGGCCTCGGCCTGGGCAGACTTGACCGCGGACGCGCCAAGCGCCGTTATCCCGGCGCCCAAGGCGGTCAGCCCGACGCCGATGGCCTTGCGGTGCTTCCTAATGCCGTCCGCCATCTTGCCAAAAGCCGACTGGGTTTTCTTAAAACCTTCCTCGGCGTTTTTGGGATTCGCGGTTATTTCTATCTCGACAGCGTTAGCCATTGTCCTCGTCCGGTTGTCCTTCCTGTACTATCGCGACCATTCTGAGCAGTGTCACGTCCTCGGCCATCAGCGCCGAAGGCAGACAGCTATATCGCTGGCAAAGGCCGTCGATCAACTCGGCCTGTTCTAAATCCCACGGCTTAGCTATCGTCCGACCGTCCCGGTCGACGCCGCCGCCAACGTGCTTATATCGGCGGATGTCTCGGCTAAAGGGGCCGGAACCGCCGCGACCGCCTCGATCCAATGCTGGACTATCAGCATTGCCAGCGCCAAAGGAATCTGGAGCATACCGGCCCCGGTTGCCGGGATAGACTCCCCGCCGGCGCCTTCCAGGTTCCACTCCATCAAAACCTCGCCGCCGAATAGCTCGGCCATCTTGACCTGGTCGTCACCCTCGGCGGCTTCCCGGAGTGCGATGTAGTGGGCGAAGCTAACGTTCAACTTCACCCATACCTCGGCGCCGTCGTAATCGGTCCCGGAGAATGTAATGTGGGCGGTCTGGTCCGGGATGCGGAAGCCCTTCTTCGTCGGCTTCGTCCCGTTAATCGCCACCATTTAGGCCCACGTCGGGACTGCACCACCGGCGAGCGAACCGGGCGCCGAGAATGTCAACGAACCGTCACTCCCTCGACTCAGAGCATAATCGGTGTAAAATAGCTCCCCGGCTAGAACCTGGCCGGAGATGGTCAAGGTCGTTGTCCGGGCGACCGACGACGACGGGACGGTCTTGAATACATCATGCGCCATATTGCTCGCATCGTCGAACACCCCTGAGACGGATACTGTGAAATCGGCCAGCAGTAGCAGACGCTCACGGGCGCTCTTGTCCAAACCTGTGATATCGGATTCTTCCCGCGGTGTGGCGAAGTCCAGATTTGTGATGTCATTCGATATTGTCCGGGCGCTTCCGCCGGAGTCGTCGATCGCGACGGTCATTCCGAGTCCTGATTCTTTAGCCATTGATGCCCCTCCTGTATTCTGTGTCGTTCCAGATGTCCATGTATTCTAGTGGTTCCATTATCCTTTTGTTTAGACTCATTACCGGGTCGCGGTCGTGCGGTATCCTATGCCGGCCCAGTTCTCCATCAAAGCACATCTGCCCCGGCGCGAAATGGAAAACGATCAGCCCGTCCTGTTGCTCCTCGGTGAACTCCATCCCCGACCGCCGCACCCACTCGATATTCCCCAGGTCGGTTGACGGGAGGATCGTCCGCCAGCCGTTGATATAATTCCGGCAGTTGACCTCGGCGCAACTTGCCAGCTTCCAGTAATCCGGACCGGCGGGCCGGTTGATCCGCCATTTCATCATTGCCCATAATCTCCATACTGCCGGCGCTCCGTTATCAGACCAGCCTCGCCAAGCTGACGGAGGACATCCGCAAATCCCTCATGGTCCGCCATGATCTGGCGCATCTCATTCTCGACCACCGCCTGGCGGGTCACCACGTCGGAGACTTTATCGGCCATCTCGGTGTCGAGTTCCCGGTCCCGGATCGACTCGATCGCCGGGCCGTATTCCGCCCTTAATTGCTCGATACTGTCCAGGGCGGAGTCGATATTGCCGCGAAGTGTTACGACCCAGCCGATCAAACCGATCACAATGACGGCGACCGGGATCAGGCTCAGTCCTAATTGCAGAGGCTTCATTCTATCCGTTCCCAATGGGCGCCGATCCCCGCCATATACATCAGCCGCTCATGTAGGGCGCAGCGGCGGCAGATACGGTCTGACCACTCCGCCCGCTTCCAGCTATGGAGATTTAGCCGACATAAAAAACTCATCAGTCGGCCTCAAGTATTTTCATTGACAGGGCGATGATTCCGCCCACCGACGTGCCAGTCGCCACTTCGTTGCTCAGCCAAATCCCGGCGCCGGCTGTTCCTCCCAAAATCATCAACGCGAGGAATATCTGCGGGCGAATCCGTTCCCTGATCGACCGGCGTGGCGGCTCAACCGGGCGCTGGTCAGAAGGCGACATCATCCTGGCTCGTTCCTCTACGGGTTGAGACTATAAAATCCAAATTCGAGAATGTGCCGGTGGTGGTGATTCTTAGATACCGCTCGACCGCTCCGGAGACCGTTACACGCTCGGCGGTCGGCGCCGATGCGTAACCCACCGCGGTGAACGACAAGACGGTCGCGAAGGCATCGCTGCTTCCGTTATCGCTGGATTGCTGGATCGTCACGGTCGGCGTCCCGGAATCACAATCAACGATCTCCAGATATGCCACCATGCCGGCGGATGTTGCCGCGCCGTCGTCCCGGCTGGTTGAACTACCCGCGCTGGAGTGGGTCTCTTTCCCGGTGGTCAAAGTCTCGCACCAGTCCAGGCCGACGCCGTTAGCCTGGGAGTCGATCGTAAAACTGAGCGACCCATCCGACCCTCTGCTCCCGTCATAATTGATCTGTTTGGATACCAGACAGGCGGCCACGTCGCCGCGAGTAGCTCCGAAAGCCCAGGTCACTATCCGATCGGTGGTCGGCAGACTTTTGAAGGCAGCGTGTTCTTGCTCGGTCGAGTCGTTAAACCAGGAATTGACGGCCAGATTGCCGTCCGTCAGTCCCATGATCCGCTCATGGGCCGAGGCGTTCAAAGCCGTCGAATCTAATAACTCCCGCGGCGAGCTGGCGTTATTGATCGCCGCAACGTCCCCGCTGAGGTCGTAACCGTGAACGAATATCTGTTGACCGAGTCCGCTTTTCTTTGCCATTGGCCGCTCCTACGGTGTGATATTTATCTCTTCGTAAATTTGAATATCAAATTGGACTGTCGCCGTCCGATACAAGCCTCCGCCCATATCCAGAGTCGCGACCGTGGCGGCGCCGACCGTTGAGTCGGTGCAATTCCCGGCCAGGTCTGCGTCCGAGCGGAGCTTGGTATCAACCTCCACCATCGCGTCCCACAATTCCAACTCGATGCTTTCCCGGACATCTGCCGACGCCTGAAGTCGGAAGTAAGCCCGGACCATTATCCGGGTCGTGGAGCCGATATTGGACAATGTCTGCCATCCGCCGGTCCGCCCTTGCACCCAGTACGCGAGGACCGGAGTTCCGGACAGCGCCAGAGGCTCGGCCCGGATAACCGCGGTGAAAGCCGGGTCGGTTATGGACGACAGCAGAACGTCGATCCTGTCCAATGCTCCTGACCTGCTCAATCGAAAGCCTCAATCAGCGCGTCGCCGATGTACTTGTGCAGCAGCTCGCCCTTGTTT